ATATAAATACATTCCAGAACCTTATAAATATACAAGTTTGTCTTCGGCTAAAAGTAACGAAACAAATCAAAGTTTGTATAAGTTTTTAAGTATTTTTGGGTTTGAGTTAGATAAATATAGAACTTTTATAGAAAACTCAACAAAAAGATACGATTTAAGTGTTAGTAACGGTGCAATACTCCCTACTCTTTTAGAAGAGTTTGGATTAAAGTTTGAACCAGAAATTGGATTACAACAGTCTAGAGTCCTTGTACGTGACGCTGTTCAGTTATACAAAGAAAAAGGTAGTAATCAAGGTATTAGAGAATTTATAAAAGCGTTTAGCGGATACGCGGTACCTGACCCAGATACGTCTTTACCAAACCCTGGGGTTAACGGTATTGTAGTGAGCCATAACTTAATGCTTGATTACAATTCTTCTTCTTTTGAAGAGTCTACAGGTCTTTGGGAAAGCAAGTCTAATGCTGTCTTAAAAGCACTTACTACATGCAATGTTACCCACTACCAAGTAGCCTCAAACGTATTAATTATAACTTTAGATACCGCACACGGTTACAGTATTGGAGACCAAGTAAACATTTCAGGGTCACCTATACCATTAATAAATACAACTTCTCCAGTCACTTTAACGGCTGTAACTACAAACACCGTGTCGTTTGCTAAAACGTTTTATGATATTGCTACAACAGAAACAACAGGTGTATTATCGTCTTTTCCAGTTCCTTGGGATGAACCAACTACTATTAATGGATATCCAAATAAACAAAGTGGAATATTAAGGATCTCTAACTCAAGCGCCAGTGCTGGAACAGTATCTATTTCTGCTGCTGAGTCAGATCCTATTGGCTCAGGCATACCAGTAACAGCTGGTCTGCCTTACACATTTAGCATTTATTCAGTTGGCTCTACCTCTAGAAGTGTTACATTAAGTATTCATTGGTATAACCGATTTGGTACGTCTATTTCTACAACTAACGGAACCGCTACGCCAAATGGAAACACTGGAATCTTTACGGTAAGACCTACTGTAACTGGAACTGCTCCAGCTACTGCTTATTATGCTGTTCCTATCATTTCTATTGCTTCTGTAGCAAACGCCGCAAGCGGAGAGCACCATTATTTTGACGCAGCTCAGTTTGAGCAATCTGCTGCAGTTACCGAGTTTGATGAAGCTAGAAACTTACATATTACTTTAAAAGCAAGTAGAATTAATGAGTTAATAAATCCAAATTTTGCTGGATCTTTAGCGCCTTGGAACATCTTAAACGCTACATACGTTACAGACGCTGAAACCCCGGATCCAGACGATCCAACATATCAGGTTAATTCTTACTTTATACAAACTAATTTAGTTGAGTTAAACACTACTTTACGTCATGAAATTAAAGTTGGAGATGTTATAAATGTAAGTGGCATTAACGTGACAGTAGACGGACAACACACTGTGTCTGTAGTTACTGAAAATACTATTACTTTTAGTTTAACAACTGGAAATGTACCATTAACAACTGTATCTGGAACGGTTGCTAAATCTGGATCAGTAATAAAACTTACAGCACCCTCTACTACGCCAGTAAACGTAGAATCAACTACAGGGACATCTGTTTTAATTCCTATATATTATCCCGGTTCCTCTTACACTTTTAGCATATATACAAAATCTTACAGCGGTAGCCAAACAGGTATCTGCACTATATATTGGTATGACTCTAATGATATTTTAATTAATGAATCTATAGGAGTTAGCACTAATATAACTACAGACTGGACTAGAGTTTATGTAACTGGAATATCTCCAGAAAATGCAGTTAATGCAAAAGTGGAGTTTTTATGGATTCCCGCTACACCTGGGGCAGAGTTGGCAATAGACCACGCATTGCTTGAAAACACTCCATTTTTGCTTCCGTACTTTGATGGTAACCAAGGCCCAGCAACTGATGAAGAGCTGTATTGGGAAGGCGGAATAGCTAATGGTGCGAGATCCCACCTATACACCAATAGAGTAGCAATTGAATCTAGATTAAAAACTGCTTTACCCGAGTTTTTGACATCAGGCACAACTTTTACTATTTACTTAGCTCAGCCAAAAACGTAGTATACTTCCAGCTATGCTGGACTTAATTCTTATTGCATGTTTTGCTTCATTTTGGCTTGCAGTACTAGATCAGATATTTGAAATAATAGAAAACTATATTAACCTTAGGCTAATTAAAGCTTTGACAGCGTTAGGCTTATCATCTGGCGGCGCATGGCTACTAGGTATTGAATCAATTCGTGTATTCGTAATTTATACGGTGGCGGGGGCTTTTGTCTCAGCCTTGCTTGTAGCTATTGGGTCTCGTATTTCGACATACCAACCCGCCATAGTTAGGGCTGTTAAACCAGATAGAGAATAATGTGTATGCTATTCCCTCTAAGGGAGGGCATATGCCAACAAAACATATACTAGTTCTGGGATCTGGAGAAACCAGCAGAGCAAATGTAGATGCTTTACTAGACGACTACTTTTTTAATAAAAAAGATAAGTACGTAATTGTATTAGCATTTAATAGACAAGCAAGTCAAGGGCAAGTTTTTGCAGCTCAGTTTGCAAAAGATAATAATAAAGATTTATTAGTATTTGCTAATGAAGGCTTTATATCAGAAGGTTTACCACAAGCAACAGTTAGTCATTCAGACAATCCAATAAAAGATGCTATTTCATCCTTTAAGGGCTCTGACTCTACCGTTTTTATGCTTTGGTCTGATGAAGATATGGAAACCGCTAACATCATTGGTTATGTATCTGAAGCAGGTATTCCTGCGTTTGATTTAACTGACGGCCTTACGAAAATTGAGGCTTCTAAAGATATACAAAAGGTTGAAACACCAAAGATGCCAGAAGTAGAAAGCACGACTGCTAAATCAGATCATCCTTCGTTATTTGAAGAAAATGAGGAAGATGAAGAAGAGCCTTCAGATGAAGAGTTTGAAGAGGTAGATGATGACACGTTCACTATAGCAGAGTCCATAACCTTACTTGCAAAAGTTATTGCTAGAGAAGTAGTCAAAGAAATGAAGAAGGACAAGGGCAAGTGATTTCAGGTAAGGCATTTGGGATATACATGTACTTAGTTGCAACTAACATCCCAATATCGGCTGATAGGTTGGCTGAGGTATTTAAAGATGGTAGAAGGGGTATGCTAGCTGCCCTAAAAGAACTTAGAACTTTAGGATTAATAAAGACTACTACTAGAAGGTTTGGTAGTAACCTAATTACAATATCTGAGGTTGTGGAGTGCTATTCTGGGAGTGCTGAAACCGCACTCCCTTTACAGCAGTGCAAGCCCAATAGCCAATTAGCTAATAATCCTTATAGCTTAATTACTAATTGTATTAATAGTTTTGCAAATACTCGAACTGAAGTTCGAGAGAAAGAAGAAACAAAAGTATTGGAGGTAAGTATGGGAGGTTGGGACAACTTATTTAGTTCCGAGAACTCTATAGATAAAGACGAGTATCTTAAGGAGTCTGAGAAAGCTTTACGTAAAAGCAAAGAAAAGTATGAAGAGCAAAAGGCTCAAAAGGTTGAAAAAAACAACCTATACAGAAGCGAGATTCCAGTTAGCCAATGGAAGCCTAAGCACGTCTGTCAGGAGTTCTCAAATCGCATTTGGACCATGCATATCAAGCCTTGGAACGTTAACGCTAGCCAATTTGTAAAGGCTATGGGGAACACTAGAAACAAATATGGAACCAATGGCGAGATCGAGATGCAGGTTATGGAAAGATTCTTTCTACGCATAGACTTATCAAAGTACTCAGAGCCAGAGCACCTATGGCGTCTTTTCTTAAAGATGTTCCCAATGCTTCTAAGTGATGCTAGGCTCGGATCAATAGCCTCAAGGTCAATCCAAGAGTCTGCTGAAGAAGAAGATGATAAATACTGGACCGAAAGGGGATTGTAGGTGTACACCCCAACGGATTTACCTATAAGACGCCGTACGTGGCTGCAAATCGCTGGTATTCCAAATCAATACCTAGGGTGGACTTTAGACGACTGCCAGGATGCCTCTAAAACCGGTTTAAACCGCATTAGAGGCTGGATTGAGGATGTGGTCAAGGGAGACATCATTCGAGCCTCTGGAAAGGCTTCTAGTGGCAAAGGGTTATTAATTTCAGGCCACCCCGGACATGGCAAAACCACCATAGCAGCAGCTGCGATACAGGACATGATTAGAACCTTCTCAATGGAGAACTTTGCCTCTAAGTCTGGGTCAGTTTTAGTCCGACCTGTGCATTTTATTACTTTTGCTGAATTGTTAGACTTAAAAGGTCGAACCATGGAATCAGACCCAAATTCAGAAGATAACCTATTACTTGCCGGCATATTTGGTGAGGCTAAAGACGATGGCTACAACATAAGGATCTTAGTAATTGATGATTTAGGAAAAGAACACACTTCGGCATCGGGTTGGCAGAAAAACATGTTTCATCATGTGTTGCGCACACGCCATTCAAAAGGATTGCCTACCATAGTTACCACTAACTACGGTCTTTCTGCTTGGCCATCCGAATACGGTGAATCAACAGCAAGCTTTGCAAAAGAAGCTTTTGCTGAGATACGATGGGATAGCCAGAAAGGAGACCTTCGTAAACTATGAAAGAGGCCTTCGTGTCAGAAGAGTTAAGACTTATTCAAGTTTTTCTAACTCAACAGCAAACTCCTGGACCAAGCATTTTTGAAGTAAGTACTGATAAAGAAGATAACCTTTATTGCACATGCGCTGGTTTCCGTGGTCGTAACTTTTGTAAACATGTTAAGTTTGTAAAAGCTCGTATAGAAACAAACGGCGGTACTTACCCTTTAGAAATCTCAACAAAAGCATCTAGAGAAGATGCAGAAAAAGCACAAGAATCTAATTCTACTTTTAGAGACTTTGTTATAAGGTATGGAAAAATAGAGGTTTTATAAATAATGCTTAAGGGGGACATAAGCAACGAATTACCAAAAAGAGTAATCGTTGTTGTTGACACGTTTATTGACATTGATGTGCAGGTCAAGAAACAATTTAAAATCATTCCTGTTTCAAAAAAGGTAGAAACCTTTAATAGGTCTACTTTAAGCCGTCTTTACGTCTTTTCTCAGCGTGTTGGATATACTTTAGAACTTATTTCTTTTTCTCATACAGAGGAACAATTAGAAGATTTAATTAATAAATTAGATAAAAAAGGAACTAATCCATTTAGGTATTTTACAGCTTATGAGGCAATTGACCATCTAGTTCAAGAGTTGCCTTATAGGCCAGAGGTTATAGGTGTGCTAGATTTACCGACTCGCTTATTGAGATATGGGCACTGGGGAATGGACTTTTCGCAATTATGAATAATGAATCATTACTTTTAAGTAAGATCATTCAAGAAAAGTCTCTTGCGCATGTTCTTACAAAGAACGTAAATAGTAATTGGTTTGCAGATCCAAATGAAAAGAAGTTATTTACTTTTGTGTGCGACCACTATAAAAAGTATGGAGAAACACCAAGTTTAGAAACAATTAGATCTAACTACCCTAACTACACTTTAATAGAGGCTCCAGATAAATTAGAGTTTTATTTAGACACCTTATTAGATCAAAGAAGAAAAGCTGCAACAGTATCAATTGTTCAAGAAGCAATTAAAGGAATTGAAAATCAAGACCATGACTCAGCTTTATTATCTTTACAGGCCGGTTTAATACGAATTGAAGAATCTGGTTTATCTCTAAGTAGTGATTTAGATATTACTAACACCCCTCTTAATCGTTGGGATGAATACTTACATAGGAAATTTAACCCAGGATTACGCGGTGTACCAACCGGATTTTCAAGAATTGACCAAGCAACTGGTGGTATTCAAAACGGTCAATTAATTGTTTTGGTTGCTCCTCCTAAAACAGGTAAATCAACTCTTGCATTACAAATTGCTTTAAACATGCACAAAGCTGGCCAAGTTCCTATGTTTCAATCTTTTGAAATGAGCAATACCGAACAAGAATCTAGATTTGATTCAATGAAAGCAAAGGTGTCTCATCGAAGACTTTTAGATGGAGCGCTAACTAAAGAAGAAGAGTCTAGATATAAAACTATATTAAGAAATATGGAAGAACAACATAAGTTTTGGTTAGTTGATTCTGCAGCTGGATCAACGATTACAGGCATTGCTGGCAAGATACAAACTCTTCAACCCGATGTTGTATTTATTGATGGTGTTTATTTAATGATCGATGAACAAACAGGTGAGGCTAATACACCACAGGCTTTAACTAATATAACTAGGTCTTTAAAACGTTTAGCTCAAAGAATGAATAAACCTATATTCATTACAACACAAACTCTTCCTTGGAAAGCAAAGAAAGGTCAAGTTACTTCCGATTCCATTGGTTACTCTTCATCTTTCGTACAGGACGCAGATGTTGTGTTAGGTCTACAAAAAGAAGCAGAGGATTTAGATACAACTCGTATTCTTAAGATATTAGAAAGCCGTAACTGTCCAAGAGCAGAAGTGTCATTAGACTTTGATTGGAACCAAGGGCTTTTTGCTGAAATGGTTGGTGATGGTTTAATAGAGCAGGTGTTGCCGTATGAGCTCTAATATTGAAGATTTATTAGCACGTTTAAACATAGATATTATTCGTGAAAACAATGATGAGTATCTTTGCCACTGCCCAGCTCATTTATCAAGAACTGGAAAAGAAGATAGAAATCCTTCTTGGTGGATTAACTCTGAAACCGGTATGCACATTTGTTTTTCCTGTGGTTTTAAAGGTGGACTAAGTACTTTAATTGAACATGTACAGGGCATTAATTATGACGAAGCACAAACTTGGATTAACAAAGGTTACAACGATTTAAACGAAAGATTAGCAAAAGCTCTTAAAGTAGAAAAAGAAGTTAAAACACAAAACCAACCAATTACAGAGTCTATGTTAGCTGCGTTTGTAGACCCTCCTCAAGAGGCTTTATCTGATAGAGGTATTTCTTTAGCAGCTGCTCAACACTATGAAATCAAATGGTCTGAACAATCTAAATCTTGGATTACAGTAATACGAGACCCAATAACTAAAAGTTTATTAGGTTGGCAGGAAAAAGGTCACGGTACTAGATATTTTAAGAATTGGCCTACTGGTGTTCAAAAGAGTAAATCTTTATTTGGTTACAAACAATTTGTGGAACAAGGTTTATACCGCATGGTTGTTGTAGAGTCTCCATTAGATGTTGCTCGGCTTTTATCAGTTGGTATATTTGGTGGTGTAAGCACTTACGGAGCTATAGTTTCTGCACATCAAATTAATCTTATTAGGTCAGCTAAAGAGGTTTTATTTGCACTAGACAACGATGATGCGGGGCGTAAATCTTCATTAGATCTTTTAAACGCATGTAAAAGTATGGGCATTGATGGTAAGTTTTTTAATTACTCTAATACCGACATGAAAGACGTTGGGGCTATGAGTAAAGAAGAAATACTTATTGGCATGGACTCTGCAAAACATTATGTACGAGGAATAAAGGCAATCTTATGATTATAGGGTTATCTGGGTATGCGGGTTCTGGTAAAGACGAAGTGGCAAAAATACTAATTAAAGACTATGAGTTTAAACGTATTGCCTTTGCAGATAAAATAAGAAAAATACTATACGAGTTAGACCCTGTAGTTATGATAGATGTTAATTATAAAGATATAACTGTAAGAGACCTTGTAAATGACGAAGGTTGGGATGACGCAAAGAAGAATAAAGAAGTACGTGCTTTATTACAAAAGTTAGGCGTGGCTATTCGTAACAACCTTGGATTAGACACTTGGGTAGATGCGGCTCTAAAAGATATATCTCCAAATGAAAACGTAGTAATAACAGATGTTAGATTTATTAATGAGGCTTCTAAAATCAAAGCAATGGGTGGAACTATATGGAGAATTAAGCGTCCTAACGTAGAAGCTATTAATGCTCATGTTTCAGAAACTGAATTAGACGGATATAAAGTAGACCAAATCTTTGCTAACAAAGGGTCAATAGAAGATTTAAAAACCTTAGTAATTAGTCGAATGCAGGGTTTACTATGAGTTTTGTTGGAACTCTCTTACCTTATCAGCCAGAGGCTGTAACTAAAATGATAGAGCGACAAAAGATGCTTGTTGCCTACGACCTAGGTTTAGGAAAAACGGTGATAACCATTGCAGCTATAGAGCAACTTATGGATGAGCGTAAAATTAAAGAACCTGGGCTTATAATATGTTTGTCAAGTTTAAAATACCAATGGGCAAACCAGATTGAGAAGTTTACAAATGGATCTTCACAAGCTTTGGTTATTGATGGAACACCAAAGAAAAGAGCAGAGCAATACGACCTTGCTAGAAATTGGCAAGAAAGCAACACCGATTACATTATCCTCAATTATGAACAAGTTGTTAACGATTGGAAACACGTCGCCAACCTTCCTAGGGGATTTGTTGTTATTGACGAAGCCACTGCAATCAAATCATTTAGATCAAAAAGATCAAGAGCAGTCAAAAAACTAACAGACTCTAAGTATCGTTTTGCTTTAACTGGCACGCCTATAGAGAACGGTAAACCAGAAGAGCTTTACAGCATTATGCAGTTTGTTGATGCAAACTTACTAGGCAGATTTGATATCTTTGATAAAGCTTTTATTGTTAGAAATCAATGGGGTGGCGTAGATCGTTACAGAAACCTTCCAGTACTTCATGAGCGAATTAAAGAAGCATCTGTTCGGAAAACACAAAAAGATGATGATGTTGCTCCCTATCTTCCAGATACTATACATAAAGAACCAGTATTTATTCCTTTAGATAGAAAGGGAGCTAAGCTTTACGTAAGAATAGTAAAAGATTTACAACAAGACTTAGATGATGCACAGCAAATGTTTGGTTCTGGTTTTAATGTGTTTTCGCACTATGGGTTAGAACGTGCCACTGGTGGCCCTGAGGATGAAATGCGTGGAAAGATTATGTCTAAAATTGGAGCATTAAAAATGCTGTGTTCTCATTCAGACTTACTAAAAACTAGTAGTAATAAGTTTAAACAATTAATGGGAGAGGGCTCTGCTTACGCTCATCAGTTAATGGAAGAAGGATTATTAGAAGGGGTTAACGCTTCTGCAAAATTAGATTATTTAGTTTCTTATGTAAAAGACTTTTTAGATCAAAACGATTTAAATAAAGTTGTTATATTTGCTACTTATGTTGATATGCTAGACAAAATAGAAGAAGCACTAGGCGCAGAAATGTGTAGAAAGTACTCTGGTAAGTTAGATGCAAAAACTAAAGAACTTAATAAAGTCCAATTTAACACCGATCCTAATATACGGGTCCTTATTTCTAGTGACGCTGGTGGTTATGGGGTTGACCTACCTGCAGCTAATCTTTTGGTTAACTTTGACCTCCCTTGGAGTAGCGGCACAGCGACTCAACGAAACGGAAGAATAAAACGCGCCTCGTCAACCTGGCCTTCTATTGTTATACAAGATATACTTGTAGCAGGTTCGATTGAAGTACGCCAACACGAAGCTTTACAACAAAAGAACGCTGTTGCTAACGCTGTTATGGATGGTCAAGGCATAGATGATAGGGGTGGGGTTGCTCTAACCGTAGAGAGCCTAAACTCTTTTTTAAGAAAGGCGGTTGTGTAATGGGAAAAGCCAAAACACCAACAAAGACTATTAGAGTTTCAGACTCTTTATGGGCTGAGGTTAAAAAGAAAGCAGCTGCAGAAAAAGTTACAGTGACAAGTGTGATACTCTCGGCTCTTAATAAATACGTAGGTAAAGAGTAAGATTAACTAAGTAAAGGCTAAGGGGATATATGAGTTTTCCAATAGAAGACGTAAAAAGCGCTGTAAAACAGTACGTTGTTATTAAAGATCAATTAGAGATGTTAACTACTCGTCAAACAGAACTTAAAACCAGACTTATGGATGCTTTAGATGAGTACGGTGAAACTGATGGCAAAGGCCACAGGATTATAGATTTAGGTGATGATTCTACAGGTATTACTCAAATAATTAAACAACGTAAAACCTTAAAGGGTTTTGATATAGAACGCGCTGAAAAGTTACTACACGAAAAGAACATTTATGATAAATGTATAACTATGGTTCCTACGTTAAACGAAGATGCAATTATGGCAGCATTTTATGATGGAGCGTTAACTGAAGAAGATATTGATTCTATGTTTCCTACTAAAGTGACGTACGCCTTTTTAGCAAAGAAATAATATGACGTCTGATTTTATAGAAAAGTCTTTTGTTGGACTAGACGACTTTTACCCAGGAAGCAAACGTAAAAAGAAGTCTTTGGTGCAGGAAGAAAAGATACGAGAACAAAAGCTTGCATGGGACTCAAAGCCATATAAGAAAACGCTGCCAAACGGTAAAGAAGTAGAAATGTTTACTATCGGCGCGTTGTCTAAGGCTTTGGGCAGACCTATTGTTACTCTTTACCAATGGATGGACGCAGGCTACCTGCCAACCTCTCCATACCGTTTGCCTGACACAACAGGGAAAAATGGGGCAGTAATTGCCGGCAGACGCCTGTATACGCGTCAAATGGTCGAGGTTACTGTAGAATTGTTTTCTCGGTCCGGTTTACTAGAGAAATCTAGAATAAATTGGGCCGTGAATCGAAAACTCTCACAAGAGTTAAGCGAGGCATGGGATAAAATCCGTGCCAAAGAAACAATGAACGAAACTAATGAAATCGATGAAACTAATGAAAGGTACAGCTAATAATGTCAATACAAAAAACAATGCCAGATGTAAACGAATTTGTTGTAGCAGATGACGCTTTATCTGCAAGACCAACAAATGGCGCTTCAGCAGTGTCATCCGGATGGGATGCCGCTGTTGCTTTAATTAAATCAGATCGTGAATACGCTTCTGAGTTTAAATGCTCAGAAGAACCACAAATAATTAAGTTCCTTGATCAAACCGGCCCATTTGCCGTTTACAAGCAACACTTCTTAAACAAAACAGGAAAGCGTTCTTACATCTGGGACGGATCTGGTCCAAGCGACCCACTGCAAACACTTCTTGGAAGTCGTGCAGAAGACAAGCGTGGATTTACCATTGCTAATTTAAGTGAAAAACCTACTAAGCGACAAATGTTAATTGCTTCAGTACGTTTATTTAAAACACTACATGCATCACATTTTTCCGCACAAGGTCCTTTACAAGGTACTGAAGAGCGACCAATGTATTGGGCGTTAAGCCGAACAGGTAAGATGCAATCAACTGTTTATCACCTAACTCCAATCAAGCAGCGTGACTTGATGGAAGACTACGGAATTGATCCCGTAGCAGCTGAAGCTGAAATAGCAAAAATGCAATGTTTTACTGTTGCAGATTTGCATATGTCATCTTACGATGACCTACTTCGTGTAGCACAAGAGCTAAGCTAACACCACGCACTAGAACGGCTGCAGGGCCGGTTTCCCCCTTAATCGGCCCTGTCAGTCTCAAAGGGGATGTATGAACATCATTACAACTATTGAACAACTTGATGAAATGGTTGCGTTTTATCTTAAACAAGACTCATTTGCATTTGATGTTGAAACTGTAGGAGACCGTAGGGGTATGCCTGTAGCAAACGAAGTTTTATGGATATCGTTTGCAACTCACGGACGCGGTGATGTAATTCCTTTAGGGCATCCAAATGGTGATTTAGTAGAATACATTTACCCTCTGACCGCTGTGGGAGAGAAGAGAAAAGCAGAGGGTTTACCTCTTAGAGATATTGATTACTCTAAAGATAAAAAGAAGTCTAAAAGAGTGTTTACTAGTCCACCTAAACAACTATATCCAGCAGAAGTATTTAAAGCGTTAGAGCCTTTAATGTTTAGCGATAAGTTAAAAATAGGCCACAATTTAGTATTTGATTGTTCATCAGTAGCAAAGTATTTTGATAACAGAATCCCTAACGGTCCGTTTTTTGACACTATGATTGCTAGTTTTATATACAGTAACCGTAATAGGAACAAACTAGGTTTAGATGATTGCCTGCAGAGAGAGCTGGGTTACAGTATGGAAAAAGGGGTTGGTAAAGAGGTAGAACTTAACTCTTTTGATGATGTAGCTAAATACTCTTATTTAGATTCTAAATACACTTTTTTACTATCAAAGATTTTAAAACAAAAGTTGATAGATAATGACGTAGAAAAGGTATTTAAACTTGAAATGCAAGTTCTTTATGTGCTTTGTCATATGAAGCTTGCTGGTACTCCAATAGACATGGTTGCCTTAACTGAACTACACAGTAAGTTACATAACGAGATTGAAGTAGCAAGATCTGACATATACAGAATTGCTGGTCGTGTATTTAATATTAACTCTAATAATGAACGTAAGGCTATTCTTTTTGGACCAAAATCTGAAGGTGGTAGAGGGTTAAAAGGTAAAATATTAACTCTTAAAGGAGCTGAAAAAGATGAAGACGAAAGAGTATATACAGATTACTCAGTCTCTGAAGAGGCAATTGTTGCGTATAGAGATAAAGACCCATTTGTTAAAGCTTTATTAGATTATCAAGATTTAAATAAGTTATTAACAACTTATGTAGTGCCATACATGGGTGGAGACGTAACAACTACCGTACGCGGTATTGCCAAAGTTAAATATAGAGAAAGTTTATTAATAAACGATAAAATCTATTGTGACTTATTGCAGCATGGTGCGGAAACTGGACGGTTTTCTAGTCGTAATCCAAACTTACAAAATGTTCCAGCCCCACATACAGACCATGGAAAGGCGATTAGAAATCTATTTTGTGCTCCAAATGGTTACAAATTAATTGTTGCTGACTATAGCCAAATAGAACCTAGGGTTATTGCTTCATTCTCTGAAGATCCAATTATGTTATCTAATTACGCTGAAGGAAAAGACATATATACAACTGTGGGTGAAACTATGGGTGTAGATAGAAAAGCAGGAAAAGTATTAGTGTTAGCAATGGCTTATGGTGTTGGGCCAGATAAGATTGCTAAACAAATTGATTGTTCTTTACAAGAAGCAAAAGCTCTTTTAAATCGATTTTCAAAAGAGTTTCCAGCTATCGACCACTATAGATATAGAGTTATTGGAGCAACTAGAAACAACTTATACGTAACAACGTTAGCTGGTAGAAAAAGGTTTTTACCCGATATTGTTTCAAGAGATATAAAACTTCGCTCTAGCGCCGAAAGACAAGCTTTTAATACTAAAATACAAGGGTCTGCTGCCGATATTATGAAAATGGCAATGGTTAGGGCTCATGCTATGTTGCCAGAGGGCGCTTCTCTTTTACTTACCGTTCATGATGAATTAATAACTATTGCTGCGGATAATATTGTAGAAGAAGCAAAAGAAGCAATAAGGAGTGCTATGGAAGATATATCTTTACTTAAAGTTCCTTTAACTGCTGATGTAAAGGTTGTTAAGAGGTGGGGTGAGGCCAAATGAAATGGTTTAGAAAACGCAAAAAGAAACATAATAATAAAATTCATGTGGCTTTAGATCGAAATAACATAATTCCTTTAACTACTCTAGCTAGGTGGTACCTTTATGACACAGATTTAGAAGAACCAAATAAGGTTGCTCCCAAGTTAGGTATGAGCCTAGTAAGCGAAGAAGGCCATGAAAAAGAAATGCAGGATAGTGATAAACGGATAGATAAGATTTTTAGTCTATACCCATTTATTGGCGCTATTGCCGATATTAATGCAAGAGCGGTAGCCGCTACGCAAGTAATGCATATGGAGGACTATAATGGTGGCACTAAGCTGTCTGATTCTGAAGCAATTATATCTGAGTTTTATAGGGTAATAGGACACGCTGCCATTACCAGTGCTTTTTCTACAGCAGTAGAACTTGGTATAGTTCAGCTATCAGAAGGTAAAGACGTTTCTAAAATAGTGGAGGAATATGATGAGTTCTAATTGGTGGGCAAATAAACTAAGTAACAATCCTAATCCTATTCAATCTTCGGTTCCCCCAGTGACTACACAACCCGCTTACATTCCACCAGAAGTTAGAGACCATAAATTACCTGCAAGTGCAACCTCTGCGTCTAGATGTCCTAACTGTTCTAGTCAAAACTATGGCGGAACTGGTGACACTAGACCAAGGTGTTATGATTGCGGTTACCCAATTCAACAAACTGGTTCAGGCACCGCCGGTGTTTCAGTTCCATTAGAAGGGCCAACTCAAGCAGCAAAACAAGTTTCTACAGAAAACAACTTCAACCCTCAAGGAATCATAGGACACATTTAATGTCATTACTAGCAAAGACAATTGAAAAGATAAACAAGTCTATTGGCGAAAACACTATTGTACTTGGAAGTGAAATACGTGATGACTTAATGGAAAGATTTACAACTGGTTCAGTATCTTTAGACGTGATACTAGGCGGAGGTTGGCCAGTAAACCAATGGCATGAGATTATTGGTGAAGCTAGTAATGGTAAGACAGCAATTGCTTTAAAAACTATTGCAGCAAACCAAAAGAAAGATCCAAAGTTCACCACCCTTTGGGTGGCTGCTGAGCAATGGGTTCCTGAGTACGCTGCTATGTGTGGCGTAGATGTATCAAGAGTGTATGTTGTTTCTACAAATGTAATGGAGGAGGCTTATGAAGCGGTTGTCAAGGTTGTTGAAACGAAAGATGTTGATTGTATTGTTATTGATAGTCTTCCCGCTCTTGTTCCTACCTCGGAGGATGAGAAAGAAATGGATGAGTCAACCGTAGGCCGTGGAGCCTTGTTGACAAACAAGTTTTTTAGAAAGATTGGAAAGGCATCTAAGAGGTCTTTAGTAGATGCCGAACGCCCGTTTATTGGATTAATGATTAACCAATGGCGTTCTAAGATCGGTGTTATGTACGGAGACCCACGTACTACACCTGGTGGGTTGGGCAAGGACTACTCATACTTTACAAGAATAGAAGTAAAAAGAGATGAGTGGATTGAGGTAGGAACTGGCCAAGAAAAGCACAGAATTGGCCAAACAATTAAAGTAAGGACAATTAAAAACAAGTCAGCCCCTCCTTCTCAAACGGCATTTATGGACTTTTATTTTGCTGATGGCGGAAGTGTCTCTAAAGGAGAATACGATTTTGCTAAAGAAATCGTTGCTATGGGTATTCTAAATAAAGTTATTACTAGAGCCGGTGCTTACTACAGGTATGCAGATCGACAGTGGCAAGGGGCAGATGCTATGCTTAGCTCTATACGGGAAGAGGTAGATCTTCGAGAGACCTTTGAACGCGATGTTTTAGATTCTATAAAGGCTAGCTCAAAGTTAGCCGGGGTCTAACATGCGGAGTAAGGGGCAGAAAGAATCGAAGAAGCATGAGGTACGACTCGCTAAGAAAGTAGATGGAAAGCGAAACGCTGGGAGCGGTGCATTCTGGAGTCGAAAAGGTGATGTTCGGTCTAAGGACTTGTTAATAGAACACAAGTGGACTGGCAAAGCCTCCTTCACTATCAAGGCGAAAGTTTTAGAAAAGATTGTTACAGAAGCAATTCTTGACAGTCGCATTCCTGTTTTTGGCATTAGTTTAAATAATGAAAACTATGTCATCATGACAGAAGATGACTTCTTAGAACAACGCCAGAACCTTCAGGAGTGTACGTGTCAGAAGAAGGCGCAGGGCGCATAGATGATTGGCGCTACGAAGCTAAATGTCGAGGACTCGATACCGAACTTTGGTATCCGCCCAGAGACAAAACTAAATATAAAATCATTGCGGATATCTCAAAAGCAGTCTGTTACGGTAAAGACGGTAAATCAGAATGTAAAGTCCGTAAAGAATGTTTGCTCTATGCAGATCACATGGACGAGCAACATGGGATCTGGGGCGGTATGTCTCACAGAGAGCGTAATGCATTAAAAAGAAAAGCAAAGAAACAAGGAAAAACACTAAAGCAATGGATTATGGAGCACTAATTGTCAGAGATTAAGTTTAAACCATCAGGAGCTCTAAAGAAGTTTCTCAAAGTAGATAAAAATACTAGAGTACTTAGCTCAGTAGAGCGGCACTTTATTGCTAAGCCTAAGGCTGATGACCGTAGACAAGACGTCATTCACCCTTCTGAAATGGTAAGCGATACCTGGTGTCATAGAGCTCAATACTTTAAACTAATTGGACAGGCTCCTACAACTCCAAAAGATAGAGGCGTAAACTTAAAGAAACGTTTGATATTTGAAGAGGGACATGCTATTCATAGAAAGTGGCAAGAAGTGTTCTATGAATGCGGAACTTTGTATGGAAGATGGATATGCACTAGATGTACTACTTTTATGGTTGGGCTTTCGCCAACTGAATGTACAACTTGTGGTAAGAACGATAAGATTGTTTATAAAGAAGTTCCATTAAACTATGGACCTTATAAAATAGCTGGGCATGCAGATGGTATTTTAGTTGGGTATGAGTCTCCCCTTCTCCTGGAGATTAAATCTATAGGTCAAGGTACATTTGTATGGGAAGATCCAGAGTACGCAAAAATGCATGACCACGATTTATTTAGAATGTGGGCAGGCTTAGACAAGCCATTTATGAAACATATAAATCAAGCTCAGATGTATATGAAGTTGTGTGAGCTAATGGATTTAGAAATCCAACCTCAAGAGGCTTGTTTTATTTATGAGTTAAAGGCAAATCAAGAGTATAAAGAGTTTATTGTTCCTAAAAGTGATTTCTCAATAAGTCATTTGTTAGAAGCAGCAAAGATGATTGCAGAAGCAGTTGACAATAAAACACCACCTAAGTGTAATATGGGAGGCGCACAATGGTGCGGAGAGTGTGGAGGATACAATGACCAGCCTACAGGGTAATGAAAGTTTAAAGATTATTACAGAACTACAAAATAACAACTTAGTTTTTTCTACAAGAGGGTCTATTGAAAGGCCACACATACCCCATGACATTACTGGTATTGATGACGATCAGCTTATGGAGCTTTGGGCAAAGGTTAGTGCTTACTCAGACTTTGTTTCAACCCAAGTGGCTTGTGCTCAAATAGATGAAAAGTATGCTGAAAAGAATTTAGAATTAGAGATGGCTAAACTTGAACTAAGTATGCCTAAAGAACTTAAACAAACTGCATCCAGTAGAAAAGCAAAGATTATTACTAATCCAGAAATAGAAAAGCTTCAAGATACCCTATTAACTAGGATGGCTTATAGAAAACTAATGGAAGTTATTGCTTCTAGTTTATCTAAAGATTCTGCTTTGCTTAGTAGAGAGCTAACACGTAGAACATCTTCTGGAGGATTTAGCGCTCGGACGCGTACCCTTATTCCATGATAAAACAGTACGGTGAGCCCTTAAAAAACAAAAGGGTCTACTTAGGTATAGATCAGTCTTACACAGGGTTTGCTATAGCAGCCATAAATGAAGAAGGTTATTTTATTACTGTTTTTAAACCTGAAAGTAGTGGAATAGATAGACTTAAAGACCTTCAATCTCATTTAATAGATGCTTTAGTAAAATATGAAATTATAGATGTAGCAATGGAAGGTTATGCTTTTGGTTCACAAATGGCTAATATGTTAGGTGAACTTGGCGGAATGGTAAAACTTACATTAAGAGATTTTGGTATATACCCATTAATTGTTCCTCCAACTAATTTAAAAAAGTATGTGTGCGGAAAAGGAACTGGAGTGCCTAAAAGTCATATTCTTTTATATGTGTATAAAAAGTGGGGAGTTGAAATTCCAGATGATAACGCTGCAGATGCTTATTCTTTAGCTCGTTTAGTAGCGGGCACGCATTCCCTTAGTTACGAAAAAGAGGTATATACTAAGCTTCAGGATCCAAAGTTTAGGGAACGATAATGCCAACTTATGAGTTTCAATGTAGTGAGTGCTCTGCCACTGGTACAGTAACGGCGTCTATGCACGAAACAATAACTATGCGATGCCCACGTTGTAACACTTTTATGGAAAAAGTATATTCCGCTCCAGGTTTAATCTTTAAAGGTAGCGGTTGGGGCAAGGATTGATAGATTTAAGGGATAAAGACAACCCGTTGCATGTGTGCATTTGTGGGTCAACTTTATGGAAAGTTCAAGCTATGTTTGAGGATGGTGAAGTTTCGTTATACATGTTAGACATGGAATGCGCCCTTTGTGGGGCATTGGCTACCGCTCCAACTCCTATCGACTATAGGGAGACTAATTAAGGTTATTTTGCTGTAATTGTCGTACGAGAGACTAACCGACTACAACGAGGAAAAATGACTACCGAATCAACAGAAGACGTATTACGTGTGGGTGCTGGAAGCAACCCCCAAGCTGTGGCATCTGCTATTGCCCATGCTATTTATGAAAAACAATCATGCAAAGTACGAGCCGTTGGCGCTGGAGCTGTAAATCAAGCTGTAAAAGCCATCGCTATTGCTCGTGGGTACACGGCCCCAAGAGGTTTAGATTTAATGTGTATACCAGGATTTGCAAGTATTGAAAGCCATGACGGCCAAATATCGGCTATTGTGTTTTCAATTGTTTCTAGCAGTTAAGCCTGTCTTTTTAGCTTAAATGAACTACATTTATATAAACCCTTAGGCCAAAGGACACTAAATAATGAAAGATAACAAAAAGAATCCGGCACCAATTGCGCCTACTTCCGCTGATCCGTCAAACGCATCAGGCTTAAACTTTACAACCCCATCTGCTAAACCAGAAAAAGGAACACTTGTAAAGAATTCAGGAAACGCAAAAGGTGGCACCGATCCTTACAAGCAGGCAAAACCTTCTCGTTCATTTGTCACAAATACTGGCGGAGCTCGCTATGGAGTTCGAGTCAAGTTTCAAAAGACAATTGCACCAGAGGCTGGAGCAACTCAAGGAAACGGACGTATTTTTAAGGCTTCCGTAAACCGTTCAGGTTTCGATAGTGGCGCAAAAGATATTAATCCATAAGTTACTTGTATACAAGCAACCCCCCATCTTGGGGGGTTGTTTTTTTGTTGGCGTGTCATTAGCGATATCCACAGCTTTTATGTATACTACGTAGACTGCTATGATTAAGGGGAAACTTATGGAGGACTTAATGCAAGAACCTTCGCTAGATGACCTTGAAGCCCTACTTCAAACAGGTCTACAAAGGAATGTACTTGCAATTCGTTGCAAGCTTGGTAAGTGGTTAGATTCATTGCCTGAAGAGAAAAGAAACAAAGTACAACAGTTACTTGACTTAGAAATGAGTCACGCTCAAATTACATTATTAATACAAAAAGTATTTGATATTAAAAAGGATATAGTGCGCCAGCACAGACAGGGAATATGTCGATGTCGGAATTAGATCCAATTGACCAAGCATTAAAAGAAGCAGAAACGACAGTAACCAAACAAAAGATAGAAGAATTTCTTCGTTCCCAAAACATTGATCCAGAGTTAGTTGGCAGAATAAATAAGATTAGAGTAAGCAGCTACCAAAATGTTATAAAGAATGAAAATGGTGAACCGGAGGTTACAGACCTAGAGTCTATTAAAGTTGTTTTATCTCCCGTTTGGGAAGAAGGACCAAAGTGGGATATTGTAAGACCTGCTACTCCAGTAAACGTTAGTATTCCGTGGACTCCTACAGAACATCTAAAAACAGAAAAAGATATGAAGTGCGCCTTCATTCTTCCAGATCCTCAAATTGGTTATCGTAGATACGAAGATGGAACTATGGACCCGTTCCATGATACTCAAGCTATTGATGTAGCATTACAAATTCAAGCATACCTTCAAGAAAAGTATGGAGTTGATATTGTTATCAATTTAGGAGACTTCTTAGATCTACAAGAACACAGTAAATACGTACAAGAAGCGTCTTTTGCAAATACCACTCAAGCAGCAATTAACTACGGATATGAGTTCCTTGCTAAACAACGTGCTATTAGTCCAAACGCAAGAGTTGCTTTGTTAGAGGGTAACCACGATAATAGATTAAATTTATATGCAACAAGAAACGCCAATGCTTCATACGGATTAAAGAAAGCTGACAGTTTAGATGCAGATCCAGTATTAAGTGTTCAAAACCTTTTATGTCTAAAAGAATTAAATGTTGAGTTCTATGATAAGTATCCTTCTCAAGAATCTCAAATATGGTTAGGTAAGTACTTACGTGTTATGCACGGTAATAAAGTTCGAAGTTCAGGTAATACTGCAGTTGCTTACACAAATGACACACCCCATTTGTCTACAATCTTTGGACATATTCATAGAATCGAAATGCAATACAGAACTACATTTGATGCTGACGGTCCAATTAGAAGCGTGGCGTTTACTCCGGGATGTTTGTGCAGGGTAGACGGCGCTGTGCCTTCAACTAATTCTGGTGTTGGCTCAGATGGACGCCCAGGAAAGCATTATGAGAATTGGCAACAGGGCGTAGGCATTGTTTGGTATAACGAAGAGAGTGGAAGATTTGCAATAGAAGCCGTTAATATAATTGACGGTACTGCTATCTACCAAGGAACTGAGTTTAGAGCCAATTCTTAATTAAATAGGAATATGATGGGGTTATGCCAAATACCCATCAGAACATACAAAACCTCGGTGCTGGGGGTATGTATGGAACCACAACAACATATGGTGGTGGTGGTGTACCTGTTGCTCGCTCTGAGCTTGACTTCTTACGAATTGGCGTAGGACGTCAACCATCCGCTGAATATCCTGATGGGTATTTAGGCACTATCAGAACAAGACGAGACGACAGAGGTCGTCCTTCAAGTGTTTCTGATAAAGTTCTTAAAGGTGTAAAAGGAAGAGTTAACCAACGTGCGTATCAAAGAGGTGTGCATCGTGGCGAACGAATTGACCAACAAGATTATTATTACCCAGAGGGATTAGAACCAGATCGTGGTATTAAAAGACAAATGAAAGCTTCATACAACGGCAACGTATACTTAGCTAAACGTAATGCAGAAAACCAAAAGTTGGTACCTGCCCCACATTTACAAAATGATGGTAAATCAAATTTAAGAAGTACTTCACCTGGTGAAATAAATCAAGTACGTGTTAATCAATTAAAGTCATTAGTTCCTAGTTGGAGATAAGATGCCTAATACTCCTGATGGCGTGTACAGCCGTAAACCTTGGAACAAAGACAACCCTGGAATGACTTGGCCGGCAGAAGCGGCCTACCCTCCACAAGCGTACATTGGTCCGTTTGCTAGCAATCAAGAACGATTATTGACCCAAGCGTTAGAGGTTGGGCAAATGAGTGCTGCTGAAATACAAGAATATGTGCGTCCTAACCTTCCACAAATAGACATGTTTCCAGCTCGTTATGGGTATGAGACGTCAGAACTTGGAATTGAAGACATAATTGATCTACCATCTAGAGTACAACAAAGAGTTGAGACTGACTTTAGTCAGACCCCAAATACTCAACAAAGCTCTAGCCGAAACACGTTAGGAAACAGCGTATGAACGAAGATCCAGGTTTATTTACAGATAACACTGGTGAAGGTATGCCGGGTGCTACTGACGTGGCTTTAGGAACTTGGTACAATGGTTCAGCATTATGTAAAGGATGTAAGTCCGTACTGAACCCTTTACAAAAGCTAAATTCAGAGTATTGTCCAGGATGTAATAGATCAAGGGCAGTTAAACTAGTGAAAGGCAGAATGGCATGACCGTTCGCAAGGCGCGTTTACAAAACGCAGATATGTTGGAAGGCGCAACAGACGGTAAATACCGTAAGCGTCGTCCTAATACAACCGTTGCTCCAGGTGTGGGCGACGAAAAAATGGTTCAAAACCGTGCAGGTTTGCACCCATATATGAATTATGGATTTATTAATTCAGAAGAACCATCAAAAGTAAACCCAGGAGCTTAAGGATTAATTAAATGGCTAAGCGTAGAGAGAACGACTCAAACCGTCAAATGAAACAGGTGTTAAACACACCAGAGCCATTGACTTGGGCTGTTAATCAAATGTCAAAAGATGATTACGATGAGCATCAGTCTAAGATGTTTGGAAAGTACGCAGACACTTATGACGAGTATCGCGCCGCACAAGCAGAGCACGACCGTCAAGCAAAGGAAGCTTAATGGACTCAAATGAATCTCAATTTCCCAAAAGCTTAAAAAGTTTTCAACATCGAGGAATTGAGCTACCCGAAACTGTAAATTCATTTTCATCTGCTGCTTTAGCTGGCCATAAAGTAACAAAGTTTTCACAAAATGTAAAAGTTTTAGAACCTGGAAATGGTGTTATTTCTGCTTTGCCTAAAGAAGAATATAATCAAAAAAGTACTGATTTAGTTAATATGCGCAAATTAGGGAAAGCAGCGGCTTACGTCGCTTCAACAAGAGAGTTTCGTGCCGCACATGGTTTAAGAGCTTTTCCAAAAGACGAACCAGTTAAGATTAATACAAACCCAAGTAAAGAGTAGTTGTGGCTAAGAAATACAACTGGCAAGTTGCTCTTGAACAAACGCTTGCAAAAACTAAAGCACCTAAATCAGAAACTCCTGGGGAGTCCGTAAAAGAACCCACTCGTCAGTTTAAAAAACCCACCTTTAAAGCTGTAAAAGGAACTACAATGGGTAAATTAAACTACGACCCATCTAATCCAATACATCAAGAGCTGGTTTCCCGGACTGACCTGCACAACAAGATATTTATAACCGAAGAAGGGCCAATGGTAGATACCGCTATCTATAGAAAAATGAGTGCAATGATGGAGAAACGCCGACAACGGTCTAAATAGCACAAGATGTGTTAGGATTACGGCATTAAATTAGGAGCATTATATGAGTACAGCACTTCCCAAGCAAGACGACGAGAAAACACTTTTATTACTTTGTTACAGTTGTAAGTCAATTGAAGAACTTCCGTTCTTAAAAGTAAGAAAGAACGACCAAGGACTGTGGGATCAAACAGACAATCCATTCCTTCAAAAAGCAGCTTATCCTCACGACCAAAAGGGTTGTAAAGGTCGTCTTATAGATATCGATGCCTTCCTATGGATGTCCCCAAAAGGTAGAGAAGCAGCTATCCAAGGTATAAAGAAACAATTATTAGAGGGCTCAATCGGTCTTGATATACTTGGCGACTTCTATGATGTAAAAGCTAACTTTAGCTCAGATGCAATGATCTGTTACGGAGTCCACAATCGCCCAAAGGGTCAGTGCCCAGACTACAAATCCGATACTAAGGTTTTAAAGCCAGATACCGCCGCAGACCGAAAAGAAGCAGGTCTGGACACCAAGAAGATGCCAAAAACCTACTTATGTGACTTTTGTCCAGTTAAGTCTTATAATATGATGAAGCACAATACAGAAAAGGGATATTACAAATAATGACCGAAGAAGTCACACCACAGCCCTCTATAGAGGAAGAAAAGGCTCCAGACGCTATTACCGCATTTATTACTATAAAGATGCCTGATGGCAGTTATAGGGCTATTACAGACCTGTCTACGGTCTTTTCTATAGCCCGTGTGGCCACCTTAAACGACATACGTCAGGGGTGCGAAGAGCTGCAATACACTATTACTAAGGCTGATATAGTAAACGGAGTTATAGATAAACTGGGTTCTGCCTTTAAAAGCAGTATTCAAACAGGGGGTAACTAACCCCAGTCTGGGAGTATACTAAAGGGGAACCCAATCGGAGGGGTAAATATGTTCATAGAAATGACATGCCCATGCGTGGCATCGTTCCAATTTGAAGCAGAAGACGATTCAAATTTAGCACTTTTATGGGCACAGCAATTTGTTGATGCACACAAGCAGTGCGGATATATGGCTAACACTCGTTCTGATAAACCTGAAACAGTAAAGCGTTTAGATTTCCCGTCAATTAAACCAAATTATAGATTTAAAGAATATGAGGGGGACATAGATGACGGCGGAGTATCTATATAAGTTATCATAGTACACATGAATTACTATGACGCATTAGTGCAACAATCTACACCAATTAACTTAGAACCTTCAGATACTTCATATTTTAGTAAATTAGCCGGTGGTTTAGATCCAAGACTATTTATAAATGGAAAGTTAATTCCTAGCGTTCGTAACGCAATTCTTAGTATCTTATTTGGGCACTTAAAAGATAGATTTTACAGCCCTGAAGATTATACACATGTATGGTTAGCTGGATCAGGAGTCAGCTATCAATGGGCTGCTCAGCGTGAGCCAGCAGATTTAGACTGTTTAATAGGAATTGATTACATTAAATTTAGACAAGCTAACCAAAGGTATGCAACTTTAAGCGACAGAGAAATTGCTCAAACCTTAAATGAAGGGTTTAGAGAAAACTTACACCCAAATACAGAAGAGTTTCTTAATGTGTTTGAACTTACTTTTTATGTCAATGTCGTGTCAGATATAACAAAGATTAAACCCTATGCCGCTTACTCCTTAACTTCAGATTCTTGGACTGTAGAGCCCGCAGAAGAGGGTGCATCGTTCCGTAAGGACTGGGAACCTAAATTAGAAAAAGATAAAACTATGGCATTAGAGATTCTTCAAAGATATAACAACGCTTACTATGGAGTAGAAGCAGCTAAAAATGATGCTGCTAGAAGAAATGCCGAAGCTGCTTTAAAGTTAGCGGTAGATCAAGGTGCCGCCTTATTTGATTCTATACATAAAGGACGAAGTTCTGCCTTTACCCCAGAAGGTCAAGGATACGAAGATTATGCTAATTATAGGTGGCAGTCCGGCAAAGCCTCAGGAGTTATACCAGCATTAAAACGAATGAAAGAAATATCAACGCAGACACGAAAAGAATTTGAGTCGCATACTTACGGAATGGAGCTTCCAGATGCTAGTCTTCTCGTCCGTAGGGCATTAACCCAAAATGGATAGATGCACTTGCAAGCCTTGCCAAAACGGTTGGGCGTGGGTATTAGGACATGAGGTATTAGATGAGCGTTATCGTCTTTATGGACGGAGTGCTGAGGAATCAGCTGAACAAACAACCAATTCTTGAAGGTGTAGTCCTTTACAAATCTATAAAAGAAAAGAATTCAATTGTAGTAGTTGGCCCAGACCAACGTGATAAAACAGAACATTGGTTACGTTCACACAAAATTGACTTTGATGACATATTAGAAAACTCAAGTATTACACATGGTAAAGATGAGTTTGCACAATGTCAATCTTTGCGTTCAAAAGGTAAAATAGAATTTGTAGTTACATCTAACATGGAATTAGCAAAACAATTATTGGAAGCCGGATACAACACACTTTTATTTTTACATCCATTGTACCTACGTCCAGAGTTTAGACCTGATGCACCTGAAGGTGTAAAGCCTTGGGCAGAAATTGAAAAAGAATACGACCGCCAACTTGGTTTATTTATAGAAGATTCAAGAGTATGAACCACGAGATTACACCAAGAGACGGTGGGTTCACTGAAGAAGAACTAAAGAGCCAAAAACCATTTGAACAATACGATGCTTGGATTAAATGGTGGCAGGAGATGTTACCTAAACAAGACACATGAAAATCATATATTTGGGCGCAGAGGTTCCGAGCAATCGGACCTTATTGGAAACTACTACAGCTACTAGCATAGGGGTAAGCTTTTGGAGATTAACAAAACGCGGTCTTCCTAAGCGAAAGAACTACCTATTATCGGACCATTTTAAATCGGATAATAGTATTTATGTTCATGGCGGTATACCAAAGGACGCAAACCTGGATCAAGCTGAGCTTGAGAGCTTTGCAGCTGAGTATGAAGAGTTTATAGCCAATAATATGGACCGTATAACCCTATTTACCGAATTGGATCACCCATTATTAACCCAAGAGTTTATAGAAACCCAAAGACGCACTTGCTGGGCCGAGGTTCCACCCGGTAAGTTTTTGCCTGTATGGCACTCTCCAACAGGTCAAGCTGGCCTTAATAAATTAGTAGATTCGTATTTAGATGTAGGAATATCAGGTCAAGATATAGAAGCCTATAGCTTCCTAGCTGCAGCTACTCGTACATTTGTTCGACGTAGGGGTACTAGATTTCACGCTATTGCGTGTGCTAAGCCTGACAATCTAAGGTCTATACAGTGTGAGACCGCAAGCACTATGTCCTGGCTTTCCCCAATGATGCACGGTGAAACCATAATTTGGGACGGTTCTAGAATAGTTAGATACCCAAAGAGAATGAAAGACCAAGCCCGTTCTAGGTATAGACATATATACGATAAGGCTGGTATAGACTTTGATAAGATTATTGAAGATGACCCTAAAGAGGTATGTAAGTTAGCAGTATGGTCATACGAACGATTAGAAGATAGGATAAACACCGTGGGACCATATGATGAAGAAGAGTTTATATCAGATATAAGCAGTGAAAATGTACCTGCTACAACTGCGGAAACTACCCTCGACAATGCTGATACAAAGGGGGTACAAGAGCGGAAACTTATACCAAGAAATCCTGATGAAATTATCAATTTACCGGTGTTTGGATACGATACAAAAACAGAAGTTGATGCTGATGGGGTCATTAAAGAAGTACAAGTTATTCAATCCCAAGCGGGTACTTTAAGGCAGTGTAACACTTGCTTTGTTGCAGCAAATTGCCCTGCTTTTAAACCTAATAATGCTTGTGCTTTTAAGTTACCAGTAGAGGTAAAGACCAAAGAACAACTTAAATCCCTTATCAATGCAATCATTGAAATGCAGGGACAACGCGTTGCTTTTATGCGTTTTAGTGAAGAAATGAACGGTGGATACGCCGATCCTAACGTATCTCAAGAAATAGACCGTTTATTTAAGTTAATTAAAACAGTTAAAGAATTAGATGATTCTAGAGAGTTTATTCGTATGACCGTAGAGCGCCAAGGTAGCGCTGGAGTGCTTTCTCAGATATTTGGAGACAAGGCAAATGTGCTTCGAGAACTACCTAACAACGGCCTAAACGAAGAAGAAACTACCCAGATAATTAAGGGTGCAATAGAAGAAAATCAATAGTTTTTATATCTGATATAAAGGGTGCAATCTACGTGAACTTGTATCTCCTCAATTTGGTTTAAGTTGAGGCAGATGGTGTAGGGTGCGCTACAGGTACTATTAGGTCTTCTTAAACAATCTAATACCAGAACAGGGGAAAGTAATGCCATTTTCATTTAAGCTTGCAGATGACTTCGTAACAGGTTACAAAGAAAAGAAAGTTCCATGGGGGTACTCCGACGCAGGTGGAAACTCCGTAGGAGAAATTACCTTTTTACGAACATACTCAAGGTTAAAGTCAGATGGCACAAAGGAAACTTGGGTTGATGTATGTGAACGAGTTATCAACGGCATGTACTCCCTACAAAAAGAACATGCCAAAACCAATAGACTTCCTTGGAATGATGCCAAAGCCCAGGCTTCGGCTAAAGAGGCATTTGACCGTCTATTCAATTTAAAGTGGACACCACCAGGCAGAGGTCTGTGGGTAATGGGAACGCCCATAGTAAATGAACAACGTAACTCGGCGGCTCTTCAAAACTGTGCGTTTGTTTCTACAGAGTCTATGACTAAATTAAATCCTTCTAAACCATTTACTTTCCTGATGGAAGCCTCAATGCTTGGGGTAGGCGTAGGGTTTGACGACAAAGGTGCAGATAAAGAGTTTTTAATTTATAAACCAGAAGCCAATGAAGACGCACCAGTTGTAATCCCAGATACTAGGGAGGGATGGGTCGAATCTGTCGGGGCCCTAATTAACTCTTATTTAAAACCAGATCAAAAAGCAATTCAATTCGATTATTCACAAATTAGACCAGCAGGAGAGGTCATTAAAACCTTTGGCGGTATAGCTGCAGGGCCAGAGCCTTTGATTAAGCTGCACAACTATATCCGTAAGATATTCAATGGAAGAGAAGGAAATGCTTTAACCCGAATTGATATTGCCGATATTGGTAATTTAATAGGCGTATGCGTTGTCTCCGGTAACGTACGTAGATCCGCTGAGCTTTTGATCGGACGCTTAGATGATAAAGACTTTTTAAACCTAAAGAACTCTGCGGTCTTTCCTGAGCGTAACTCATATGACCCTGACGCTCCTGGTTGGGCTTGGATGTCTAACAACTCTGTATCGGTTGAAGTAGGTGACGACCTCTCCCATATCGTAGAAGGTATTGCTTTAAATGGTGAGCCTGGTGTTGTATGGATGGATGTTAGCCGTAAGTATGGTCGTTTGATTGACCCACCAAACAATAAAGACTGGCGAGCCTCTGGGTATAACCCATGCGCTGAGCAAACTCTAGAATCCTTTGAGTGTTGCACCCTAGTCGAAACCTATATAGGACGACATGACAACCTAGATGACTTTAAGAGAACTCTTAAGTTTGCTTACCTATATGCCAAGACTGTTACATTACTTCCTACGCACTGGGAAGAAACCAATGCCATCATGCAAAGAAACCGCCGTATTGGAACTTCTGTGTCTGGTGTAGCTAATTTTGCTGACCGAGTAGGTCTCCCTGTATTGCGTGAGTGGATGGATGCTGGTTACGCTGTAGTTCAAAACTACGACAAATCATACTCAGAGTGGCTAGGTATTCGGGAATCAATTAAGACAACCACAATTAAACCTAGTGGAACTGTATCTATTCTTGCTGGAGAGTCTCCTGGCGTTCACTGGACTCCAGGTGGAGAATACTTCCTGCGGGCTATTCGATTTGGCAACAGTGACCCTATGCTTCCTTTATTCAAAATGGCTAACTATCGAGTAGAGCCTGCGGTTGAAAGCCCTGAAACTACTTCCGTAGTGTTTTTCCCTATTAAATCAAAAGCAAAACGTTCTGAGAAAGATGTTTCTATATACGAGAAGATGTCTCTTGCTTCTACGGCACAACGCCATTGGAGTGATAACTCTGTCTCCGTTACCATTTCCTTTGATATTGAAAAAGAAAAGGATGCCGTAGGAACTGCTCTCCATATGTATGACGGACAGCTCAAAACTGTTTCCTTCTTACCTATGGGCAACTTTGTTTATCCTCAATTACCATATACCCAAATAACTGCCGAAGAGTATGAGGATTACCGATTTAAATTATTCCCTATTGACTTCTCAGGAGTTTACGCAGGTCTGGCGGCTGATGCTATCGGGGAAGCCTATTGCACAACAGACGCATGTGAGATAAAGTTAATCAAATCCGAGAGTAAGGTTTAATTATGAAAAAAGGACTACTATTCGTTATAGCCACGGGTCTTGTGATCGGAGTCTGGTCTTCGACAAACTCCTCAAATGATTCATGTGTAAATTTGTATGTTGATTATGGTCAACTAGATAACAATACAAAGTTAACAACTTGTGTTGATACATCTACTAAAACAAATGCTTTAGAGGTATTAAAAGAAGCCAACCTTCAAATTGAAGGCACAAAAAAGTATGGTAATGGCGTTATCTGTCGAGTAAATGGATTACCAAATGAAACTGTTGAATCCTGTGAAGTCATGCCGCCAGCCGAAGCATACTGGGCAATCATTATTAAAGAAAAACAAGTTATACCATTTCCAAGAAAAGAATGGGGTTGGGGACAACTTGCTATAGACCAACAATACTTAAATCCTGGAGATTCAATAGGGTTAGTTTGGACTGGTCCTAAAGGAGAGTTAAAGTTCCCATGAAACTATTAGATAAACATGTAGAACAAAAGTCTTCTTACAAAGTAATAGTTCAACTTTCTTTAACCCTATTATGTTTATATATAGCCAACGCTAAAACAATAGACATTTGGCGTTCCTTGACTGGGCACTAATGGTTCATCTAACTCGTATATACACAAAGACAGGCGATGATGGAACAACCTCTCTTGGAGACATGAGTCGAACTTCTAAAACAGATACTCGTCTTGAAGCGTTTGCCACAGTGGATGAAGCAAACTCTTACATTGGGGTAGCACTTCTCCATATAACCAATTCGGATATTAGGAAATTACTACTCACAATACAGAACAATATGTTCGATATTGGGGCTGACCTCTCCACTCCGGTTGTTGAAGCTCCAGAGATAGTTCCCCTTAGAATTACACAAGAACAAATAGATTATCTTGAAAATCAAATCGATATATACAATTCAAATCTAGAATCTTTACGCTCTTTCATACTCCCTTCAGGCTCGGCAGCATCTTCCCATCTCCATGTAGCCAGAACCATTGTTCGCAGAGCAGAGCGAAGGGCTTGGCAAGCAATTAACGGCTTTGGTGAAGGTGTAAATCCTTTAACAGCAAAATACTTAAACCGACTATCCGATTTGTTATTTGTGTTAGCCCGATATGAGAATAGAGAACAAGGCGATACGCTTTGGCTTCCAGGAAAGTAAAAGCCCCTGCCAACAGAGAGAGTGGCAGGGGCTTCCCCTTATCTTCCTTATGGAAGTCTTATAGCGTTATATTTAACTGTGTAAAGATTTCTAATACTAACTTCCAAAACTCTAATTCTTGAACTAGTATTTGTAATTGCCACATGGCGTTAATCATTAACTCTCCTAATCATCTTCCCATAGTTCCTCATCATCTTCTTCTTCCCAAATCTCCTCATCAGGAATTGAAGGGACTATCTTTGGGTCAAAACTATCTCTCTCCATTACGCCTCTACTCTGAAGTCTAGGCTACCGCTAAAAGCGATAGGCTTACCTTTCTCGTTAGTTTCGTTGCCAGCAACAAGTTTCACGCTCTTGCGTGGTGTTAATTCTTGAACTTTTGCCTTAATGTATTTCTTTCCAGCAGACGCATTTTTCCATGCGCTTACAGAGGCTATCTCAGTTATTTCATTGGGAGAACCCATTTCATCAACTGCGACCCTACACAAACAAATCGTGGCGAGCCATGCGCCACCGCGCTCTTTGTTCAAGGTCAGGTCTGCCTTGAAACGCTTATTTACTTTTCTTGCCATTTGCTCTCCTTGTCTAGACTTGCGGATTAGTGCTTATCCTACTACTTGTTGCTTGGAAGCCCAATAGTAGGGAAGCGTGTCGTCAATATCGGGTTTGAATTAAGATAACTCCCTTGCGAAGTAATTGGCTTTGTAGTTTATATCTCCATAGGTATCTCTAAGCCACTCGTCTGCTAAGGCTACCGCTTCCTCAGGGGTTTCAGCAACCCACTCACTTTCCATAACGATTTTGGTTTGAACCCCGTAGCGTTTCATTTGAGGCTTACCAACTTGCTCTGTAAATAAAAGAATAGTCGTCTTTATTCGTTAATAAGGAATTAACTAGTTCAACTGTATATTCAAGGTCTTTGTAATAGTATTCATCTTTCTCAGCACTACCGAAAAAGAACCCTGTGGTCGGTGCTAGTGGGTCTAGTGTGTCCTCTAACTTTGTATTTGATTTCTCACTTTGCCGTTTCATACTATCAACAATAAGTTTCATAATGTCCTCAGAGTTTTCTCCGTCTAACTTATGAACATAATCGGCTTCTATTGGCTTGGTAGCATTGTGCCTATTGGCTAACGCTTTAACGCACTCATCTCTAAGTTCAATTAACTTCTCAGCACTTACATATATTTCTTGGCACTCATCTACACCATTGGCACACTCACGAACGAACCAACCATGAATAGCATTAGCCTTGCGCCAGTATCCAACTTGTGATTTAACCATTATGTTTCCATAATCGCTCTTTGGCAAATTATCCATTTCTGCGGTTTCCAGTATTGCTTGGTATTTCTTTGGGTCGTCTTTTTTGAAAGCGTCTGATGATGATATATACTTTTCAGCATATAGATACATGTCTAGCCCCATTTGTTTTCCTTCTCTCTGTGTAGTCTATTCGTATAAATAGAATAGATAGTCTGCTATTACATCTAACTCATGCTTTATCTCAGCATGGTCAGAATACTTTTCTTGTAGGTCGGCAAGGTGCTTACGCATTAACTTGCCATAATACTCACGATTACTAGCGGTCTGCTTCTGCTCTGTAATTAGATAAGTCGCATTTTCATTGGCTTCTGTTTCAGGGGAATAGCAAGCCTCGCACTCGTTAATATCGTGGTTTTTACAATTCATCTAGTTTGACTACTTCCTGTGCTATATACCTAACATTGGTGTTGTCGGGCATAATCTCGTTTGGCTCATAATACATAAAATCTGTATCCGCTTCAAGTAGTGCTTCCTCTTTACTATCTGCTTCAATACTTAAATAGTAAATATGTCTTTCCTCTCGGCTAATATGAAATAAAGGCATGGGCGAATACTCTCACAACTCTCTCGTAAGTTCATCTAACCTCTCCGACCTGCCTCTCTCTTTTTCTCTCCTCTCTAACTCAGTTTTCCTTCTTATTGCTTCTGCTTTCTCATAAAAGTTCTGCCAGCCTTTAACGCCTTTCATAAGTTCGTTGTTTTTAATTATTGCGCTTTGCTTAAATCTGTTGTAAATCCCCACTCCAATTAAGGTTATGGTAATTGAACCTGCTATTGTCGTAATTGTTTCTATCACTTTCCACCCTCAACCTTTACTATGCCCTTTCCGTAGAGCGTTTGGTTTGTTTGTGTTGGCAAGCCTATTCTGTGTGATAAGGCTAAGAGATAGGGAAGTGATAAGCCTAATAGAGTGGAAGTATTAGGCTTATCAAATAGGGTGAGGCGTGGCAGATAACTATACGAAGGGAATAAGCCACGCCTCACTTTCATTACCGAGCGACCTTTAGTTTTGACTTAGTTATATCCCTCGCTACTTGAACTAAGTCTGTGGGTTTTGTAATCGCTCGGAAGTATTTAGCGTTATGTTTGTATCTGTTAATATCATAATACGATTTGTATTCTTGATATTTAGTTTCATTTATATCTTTGGTGGCTTCCGCTACTGCCTCAGCATTGTTTTTATCTACCCACCTTAATTGGTGTTCACTCCATTGTTCGTAGGTCATGGCTACATCTAGCGTTCCTAGATACACCACAATACTTTCGACATCATTTTGGTTTAGGCGTTTGATAGTAGTATCACACGCTTCATCATTAGCCCACTCGCCGTCTGTTAGGATAAACAATAACTTGGTCGGGGCGGTAGTTGCGTTGAATACTCGTTCGGCTTCCAGTAGCCCTTGATATGGGTCTGTGCCACCATTACTTTGTATCGCTCTAACTACATTTGGATTTGCTTTTTCGTCAGCACGATAGAGAGTTCGGCTATTGTGGTTGAAGGAATAAATTGCTACTTTCCCATTTATTCTTTCTACTGCTCGCTTGATAGCCCATGCGCTTTCACACACCGACTTCATATTCCACATTGAGCCACTTCTATCTAATAGGATTACTGCTTCTATATCCGTATTATCTGAATTGAACTCCCACCTATCGAATACTCGATTAAGGTTATTTATATCTCGCTTCATGGCTCGACCTATGTTAAGCCTACCACTTGGAGTTTCTTGTTCCCATGAAGGGTCGGCTTCTACTCGTAATCTTTCCAATTCGTCAGCGAAGCGTTTTGCTACGCCACGCATTTCAGTAGTTGGAGTTGCGTTATGAGTTAGTCCTGCCTTTGGTAATGAGTTTCTGTGTGAGGCTTTGCTTATTGCTTTTTGCGTATTCTTTAACTCGTTCTTTACATCTTTGGAGTTAATTATCTTTTCTAACTTCTGCTTCAGCAATTCCTTTTCGTTATCAGATAGTCCAGCGTTAATATCTTTGCTATCTAATTCGGTATTAGGATTTAATTCCTCGCCTTTACCTTTATCTGCGCCTTCCCCATTTAGTTGTGGGTCAGTTTCAGATTTACCTTTTGCCATATCTTGTAAGCGTTGTTGCTCACGCTTTCCCTCAGGTCTGCCCTTGTCCATACTTGGTCGTGATACGCATGTTTTGGTTTCAGGTAGTTGAAGGTTGCCGTTGATTATCTGCCCTAATCTTTCGATTAGAGTTTTAGCAATAGCGTAATCGTCGGGGAATACGAGTGTTCGATATTTATTTACTATATCGGTAATTTCTATTGCTAGTGGTAATCCATATTTACGAGAGAATAGATTTCCTGTGATTTCACGCCACTCTATATCTACATATTTTCTACCCACCATAATTGGGTAAGCGTCTGCCCACTCATCTTTTGGTCGGTCTAATAGATATTGAAGTGTTGTTGCTTCTAGGAATATACGAGTGCTTGGATACTTTGTTGTAAGTAAAGTTTCAATTCTCGCTTCCTCTAATACATTGAAAGACTTTCCGTAATTGTTAATCTTAGCCCATTGAGTTATTTCACTTGAACTTCTTGGTGAATATAATACATGAGCAAGTTCATGGTAATTAAGTCCATGAAGCGATACGAGTGAGGCTTCATCTACTTCATCTATTAAGTCAGAATTGAAGTAGATATTTTTGCCGTCAGACCACGCCCCTGTTGGCATGGCTTCTTTGTATTCCTCGTTCTCGACTACATGGCAAGTAATTTCATTACCTACCAATATGCGGTCTGCCTTTGTATATACATTGGCAATACTGTTGAGTTCAGCAATATGTTGTTGCTTCTCATCATGGCGTTCTGATAACTCCTCAGGAGTTTCGTTCCATAATTGACGGAACTCCATATCTAATAATTCAGAGTTTTTGAACTTCATTAGTTAATCGCCTCACTTGTAATTACTTCAATAGTTGTTTCCTCTAATTGAGTTTGAGGTATCGCTATTTCAATATCTAAGTCTTGGCAGATATTTACTTTGTGTGTATCGCATACTAACTTAACTGCGTTGCGTTCATGTATATCGAACTTATTTGTATAACTGTAAAGTGCGTATTCGATACCGAATTGCTTTGCGTTTCTTACTAGCGATACTAACGAACGAGTTGATATTGGAGTTGTAATTTCCTCGTTCTCAAATTGAGTTCGTAGTTGATTAGCCATTGTAATTAGCGCATTTGATTTTAATAACTTGCGTTCGATAGATACTTCATAAGGGAACTCTAATACATGGTGGAAGCGGTCTTTCCATGCTTGGTTCATTGGTCGAGTGCCACGATAGTTAGGGTTCATATCGCCCACGATTAGTAGGTCGGTGTGAGCCTTAATTACTTCGCCACCATTATCCATTAGTTGTATTTCTCGTCTATCGTCTAATAGTGAGAATAATACTGTTGATACTCGTTCAGGTATGAAGTTGATTTCGTTAAGTAGTAATACACCACCATTACGAACTATCTCGCTAACTGCGCCGTCTTGCCACTTAAAGTGTCCGTCTGCGGTTGGTATCCACTTGCCGAATAATTGGCTTGCTTCTAATCCAATATGGCTAGATACATTGTAGTAGCGATACCCTCTCGCACTTGCGTAGGCGATAACACTCATGGTCTTACCACTTCCAGCATGACCTTCGATAAGGATATTCTCATGGTTCATCATGGCTTTATCGTAAATATCGAACTCCTTAATTCCGCCGACTTTACGATTTACATATTCCTTACTCCATTTAATATCAGGAACTACTACCATTTCATTTATATTGCTAACTTCATAATTGGTAGCCCTGATAGTTGGTGCGCTTTGATTAGTTGGTATTTCCATTACTGCGGATTTTTGTATAGGTTTGATAGCGACCCCATTTGAGTATCGCTTATCTACTAGGTAATCATTGAGGCTCATATCGCCCTCGAATAGACGACCAATAAACTCCTCGACCACCTCTTTGTGAGATTTTTCTACGGATATTTCTTGGGCGGTATCTAGTGCGGAAGTAGCACGAACACCTAGATTAGTGAATTGGTTTTGAGCGACCAATTCCATATCCCTGCCTGTAATTACTACGGCGCATGGTGATTTAGTTATTGGTGCGGTAGGTAGGTTTTCTACCTCTGTCTTACGCCATGTCTGTCCTCGACCTCGTTCACCTGTAAAAGTGCGGTGGAGTATGGACACATCATTGGAAGTAGGGAACACGATAGTTTGAAGTCGTGCCTCTGCTTCCTGTGTTTCTATACATATTGCGAGCATTTGTTTTCCCTTTCGTATATACCCATTTGGGTAAGGGCGATACTATCGAATAACACCATTGGAAGCAACGAGAGCGCAAGCGTGTCGGGTCGGGGCGCAAGCACTCATCTCTCTCTGCCTATATATAGAGGGGGAAGGGGCTTATATCTGCTAGGTAGGGCAGGGAGAGCGTGTAGGAGTGGCTGTGCGCCTATGACCTCTCTCTGCTTGTGGGCAGTAGCCGAATTGGCATGCGCTTTGACCCTTGTCGGATCGATTAGCTTCTATCTGTGGGTCTTATTACTCTCATTTGCGCCCCATTACTCTCATTTTGGCGTTTTGTCAAGGATAGGACAAAACTGAGCGCGAGTTTGTGTTGGGTAGCAGCTTTAGCTGCTTCTGCTTGTCTTTTTCAGGTAGTGGGTGGGTGGGTCAACACAAACAAATTACTCCTCGAACTCAACAGGAGGTTGTTGGCCCCACTCTGGGGTTCTTGCGCCACACATTACACAGGTTACTTGGCCGTCCATATCTAAATCAAACTCGCATTTTGCTTGGCATTTCATGTGTGGTAATCCTATCTCTCTGTATAGCGTTAATTACCAACGCTCTGTTGTTAGCCCTCTTTTGCCTACATAGAAGTGTCCGTCGCTTCTGTTAGGCCTCTCAGGTGTGGGGCCACCTTCATCACAAGGCTGGCAGAAATATACATTTCCATACTTAATGCTAGGCCTCGTATATATAACATCTTTGCTTTGCCCACAACGGGGACATGCGTGGGAAGGAACAACCTTCCCCATTGAGGGCTCGGCTCTAGACATTGGTTTCTGATAACTCCTTCGTGTATTCCTCTATCTTTTGGGTCAATACTTTACGGCGTTCTTGCTTGTAGAGGACAATACCGAACTCTAACTGGTCGCGCAACTCTGTGGCTTCGTCAATAGTAAGATTAACAACTGGATTGCCGTCTATACGAAATAGGATTGGCTCTCCCCTTGTGTATTCGTCTATTGAGATTGATAGGCTTGGCTTACTCACCATTTGCCTCTCTTTCTTTTCTGCGTTGCTCACCGAGTTCGCGCCATGCGTTTAACTCGATTTCTAGTATTTCCTGCTCTATATCTCTATCCATTACCCTTCTCCTTTAGGAAGTTGGGAACATCATTAACATCAAACGAAACGCCTTCTTTTTCCATTACCTTACGGAAGTCGTTCATACTCATAGAGTTAATCTGTGTCTTTAATACCTCGAATACATCAACATCTTTCTCCATAAGTTCCAATGTATTAAGGTTAAGATATGCGTTCTTTAAGGCTATTGCTACTGGGGGTGGGGCAAATAGTCTGTGGATAAAACCCAAACCTTTCAATGTATCGGTGTCCTCAGTAGTGCC